TCAGTACAGACGATTATGGCATTCAGTTTGTTAGGATACCTGCCTTCAAGAACATACCTACAGATATAAACGGCAATGTTCAGATAGCATTCTGGAATCAGTTCGAACGATATTCCTTTACGGATATAGACAAGATACCCGAAGGAAGTATTGCGATAGTTGGTGCGACCTTTGAGGGAAGTCCTGTTGTAACAACTCCTATTGGTAATATGTATCCACACGATATTCAAGCAAACCTTATCAAGACGATGATAGATGGTGTTGTCATAACAAGACCCGATGAGTTCTTTATATACGAACTTCTCTTTACACTGATTGTATCTTTACTACTTCTCTTTGCTCTTATTAGATTGCCAATAATCTGCTCCGGCGCAGGATTTATTGTGATATCTATTTTATCTGTAATGGGTGCTACGTCACTCTTCACTAAATCGTATCTATTGATTGACCCTGTGTTCCCGTTACTGGCATTACTACTTGTATTCTCACACGGAAGTTTCGTCCAGTTCTATACTCAGTTCAAACTGAAACAACAAATCAAAGCGCAGTTTGGAACATATCTAGACCCAAGACAAGTCGAACAACTTCAGAAAAATCCAGACCTATTGAAGTTAGGTGGAGAGAGACGAGAGATGTCTTATATGTTTACCGACATTATTGGGTTTACTTCTATATCAGAACACTATAAGAATAACGATGACCCCGAAGGATTATGCGAACTTATAAATGAATACCTAGATGAAGTCACTCAAATCGTTTTGAGTAATGGTGGTATGATTGACAAGTTCATGGGCGACTGCATAATGGCAGTATTCTCCGCACCTATTGTAATGGAGAACCACGCAGAGATGGCAGTCAAGTCTGCTATAGAGATAGAACAGAAGACCCTTGAACTCAAGAAGTTATATAAGGAACGAGGACTACCCGATATAAATGTTGGGACAGGGGTGAACACTGGAACCGCAATCCTTGGTAACATGGGTAGTAGTACAAGGTTCGATTACTCTGTAATTGGTGATGCTGTTAATCTTGCGGCACGATTAGAAGCAACTGCGGGTCGTGGTGATTATAAAAAGTTCCCCACGATTATTAGTAGTTATACACAAGAACTCTTACCTAAAGATATGAAGTCTATTAAGATAGGTGATATCAAAGTAAAAGGTAAAGAAGAACTCATAGAAATATTCTCCCCATATACATTCCAAAAATAATTTACTTATTTTGAAAATAAGTGTTGACTTTTCCGATTAAATGATGTATACTATAAGTATAGTCAGAAAAGAAAAGGAAAAAATATGGCACATGAATTAGAAATCGTAAATGGTAAAGCACAAATCGCGTATGCAGGGGATGTCCCTTGGCACGGTATGGGCACAAAGGTAGATTCAAATCTAACTCCCGCAGAGATACAAGTCGCTGCAGGTCTGGATTGGTCTGTAGTAAAAGAAACGATGACAACGTCATCCGGAGTTGAAATCAAAGGGAAGAAAGCACTCGTTCGTTCGGTTGACAACAAAGTCCTTGATGTAGTTGGAGACAACTGGAACCCTGTTCAGAATGACGAAGCATTTGAGTTCTTCTCAGAGTTTGTTAATGCAGGTGATATGGAGATGCATACTGCGGGTTCACTTAAAGGTGGTAAGATGGTTTGGGCACTTGCGAAAGTGAAGGAATCATTTGATGTACTGAAGGGTGACCAAGTTGATTCATATCTCTTGTTCTCTAATCCTCATATGTATGGTAAGTCAATCGATGTTAGGTTCACACCTATCCGCGTTGTATGTAACAATACACTGTCTCTCTCATTAGAGATGTCATCTGCTAACGCAACTAAGATGTCACATCGTAAGGTCTTTGACCCAAGTGAAGTAAAAGAGACTATGGGTCTTGCTCATGAGAAGTTTGAGAAGTTCAGAGAGACTGCTCAGTTCCTTGCGTCACGTCAGTTCAATGGCGAGTCCCTGATAAAGTATTACAACGAAGTGTTCCCAAGAACATATAAAGGTAAGAAAAATATTGAGGTTAAGTCTGTCGAAGACCTAGCAATCAATGCTAGAAAGGCATATGACCTTCTTGGTACTCAAGCAGGGGCAGAGTTCGGTAAAGGTTCTTGGTGGTCTGCGTTTAATAGCGTGACTTACTTTACTGACCATGAAATGGGTCGTAGTGCTGACGCAAGATTGACTTCTTCTTGGTTTGGTTCTAATCAGACTCGTAAAGTAAAAGCACTAGAGAAGGCAGTAGAGTTTGCGCTCTAGTGTCTTCAAAAATAATTCACTTATTTTGAAAATAAGTGTTGACTTTTTGGTAAAAGTATAGTAGAGTAATAATATAAGATAAATTATGAAAGGAAAAAAATATGTCTTTTAATATGTTACCAGAAGTAGATTCAAAGGGTTTGAAGAACTACCCTTGTTTCTCTGGTGAAGGTCGTCACTTGATAGTTGGAGTGGCAGGTGCCTTTGAAAAAAGTTCTAGAGAAATGTTCAATAGCATTTGGCGAATGATTCGTGACAATGATAAGTTGAACCCTGCGATGACTTCTATTGGAAGTATGATTGATTCTGTGAATATAGTTTCAGTTGATAGTTCTGCGACTATGACTGGTTGGAAAAACACTTGCTCAAATGATTTGAATTATCCCATTACTTTTATTGGTGATGTGAACGGAGAGTTCACTCGTAAAATGGGTATGAGTACAGTGTTTGCTGATGGTAGTACTAGAAGTTGGTTCTACTTCGCAATGGTCAGTGATGGTTTCTTCGATGTCTGGACTCCTGCTAAAGGATTCCGTGATGGAACAGAAGTCGACTCGCACTCGCACTCGAACTCAGATGTTACCTACGATGCTTTTACAAGTTTCAAGAACGAAGTCACTGACTACATTAATGAGTTGATTGAAGAAGATGAGTTCAATTCGGTTGCAGGAAAGTAGTATATGACACACGTAAACTATGATTGTCCCGAAAAGTTTGTTCCTTATATCAACGGTTGTCTTGATGTTCTGGGTCTATGGAAATATCCTGACCTAGAACTGACAGTCGTGATGGAACCTACTATTACAGGTGGGGCACATGGATACTGTTGGGGAGATACCGAAGAGGTAGAGATTGAAATCGCTACAGACAAAGTTGCGATGGACGAAGTATGTCTAACGATTGCCCACGAACTCATTCACGCAAAACAATATGCCTCTGGTGTATTAGAAGATATGAACTGGAAAGGTAAGTGTTATAGAGATACTAAGTATTATACAGAGTTACCTTGGGAAGAAGAAGCATTCAGAAAAGAAGAAGAAGTGATGCGAAAGGCAATAGAGATTATGAGAGGGAAAATATGATGCAGAAAGTGATAGGACTCATACCCGCAAGATGGGAATCAAGTAGGTTTCCTGGCAAACCACTAGAAGAGATAGATGGCATACCTATGATACAAAGAGTGTATGAGCAATGTCTAATGGCAAAAAAACTCTATTCAGTAATAGTTGTAACAGACAATGTTGCTATTCATCAATATTGTAGAGATAACTTTATGGAAGTTGTTATGGTAGATGATGATGTTCAAACAGGCACAGACAGGATTGCTCTCGCAGTAAAAAATATGCATGGAGTAAGATACTCAGATATCTTTATCAATATACAAGGTGATGAACCTGTCATCAATCCTGAAGCAATAGACAAGATGGTTGAAACCTTTGATCACGAGATTGGTGTATCAGTTGCGTATAGAGTAATGACTGACTATAGTAAGTTGAATGATAGAAACGTAACTAAGGTTGTTATAAATGACAATGGTCATGCTATGTTCTTCTCAAGACTTCCTGTATCTAAGTTACAGTCACTAGGGTTGTTTGCTTTTAACGCAAGTACACTTCGTAACTTTACTAGCACTAGAAATTATGACTCACTTGATGCTACCGAAAGTATTGAGATGAGAAGGTTCCTTCAACGAGGGCAACTTGTAAAGATGGTAGAGGTACAAGACGAAGGTCTAGCGGTTGATATACCAGAAGATATAAAGAAGATTGAAGAGTTTCTTAAATTAAAAAGGTTTATAAAAAAGAAAACACTTGACTTACAAGAGTAAGTATACTATAATATGATTAAATTAAATAGAAAGATATAATATGTTTGTACATGAAGCAGTTGAATTAACAGAGATGAATGCAGTCACAACCGAAAAGGGTCGCAAGTATCGCACTCCGGAAGGTGTTGACTTGCCCTCTATCACTACTGTACTTTCTATATTGTCACGTGACTCTATCGCTAAGTGGCGTAAAAGAGTAGGTGAGAAAGAGGCGAACCGTATCTCTGGTAAGGCATCAGGTCGTGGTACTCGTGTTCATGAGATTACCGAGAAGTACATTAATAATGAACCTAATTATAAAGAAGGTTACACTCCGGATATCATTCATTCGTTTAATGTAATGAAACCTATACTCGATGGATTTATTGGTAAGGTCTATGCTCAAGAAGCACCTCTGTATTCCAATCATCTTGGAGTTGCGGGTAGGGTTGACTGTGTTGCTGAGTTTGACGGTATACCCTCTATCATTGACTTCAAGACTTCAATGAAACCTAAGAAAAGGGAATGGGTTAAGAACTACTTTATGCAGGAAGCAGCGTATGCTGTAATGTGGGAAGAGCGCACAGGTCAATCTATTACACAACTCGTCACTATCATATCAGTAGACGGTAAAGACAAACCACAAATCTATGTAGAACATCGCGATAACTGGATTAATAGTTTAAAAGATACAATAAAACAGTATAATGAGGAAAACTCTAGTTTCAAATTGTTATAAATAGATGTATAAATTAACTTTATTACAAATGGGACTTATTGATGTTTTCTTTTATAAACTTTCTATCAGAGGAAATTTCTGAAAAAGATTTTCCTCCAAAAGTTTTTGGTAAACTTTCTGTTGAAAGAAAATCTGAAAATAGTAAAACTGCAATATTTATTGTTAGGTCAAATGATAGATTAGATGACCGTGACGAAATACTACGTAACCTAACCCAAGCAGGAATCAAAGCAGAAGTTCGAAATAAAACAGGACAATCTGTTGACCCAATTTTTATTGACTCTCATTTTGATGTTAAGGTGATTCTTCTTATAAAACCTAAATCTGGTGGGATGGGAGAAACAACTCTTAATGCATCTATTACTGAATTGTTTCCGCTCATAGCATGGGAAAAAAACTTCAATCCAGGAACTAACATCGGAAAGTTCTATGACTTTTTATTAGAACAAGAACCAAAAAAACTTAAATGTGTTCTTAGTAAAGACGTTAAAGCAGCAGTAGATACTATTCAAAAAGCATCTGAATCTTCTAAGTTCTCAGAGAAAATGTTAAACGCGATGGGTGTTTACAAATATCTAGTTGATGAGAGTAAAAGTAAACCTATCAAGAATGTTTATTGGGGATATCGTGCGAAACCTAGAGGAGTTCCAAAGAGTCATCCAGGAGATATCTTTTTAGAATTTAGTGATGGCGAAATGCTAGGTGTATCGCTCAAAGCAGGTGGTAAGAAAACAAAAGAACCTAAACTTAATACCTATGTTAACCCTATCTTCACTACATTCAAAAAACAACGCAATGTAATTGCATTACGCAGAAAATTACACACCGAAGTATATTCTCAGATTGAAGGTATGCCTCCATCTGGTTCATACGATAAGTCTAAGAAAAGAGATACCTCAAAATTACTTATTAAACTGGATAGAGAAGATAAAGCAAAGTACGAAAAACTTTATGATCAACACCTAGAGATTTGTAGACAAAGTGTTATTGACTTATTTAATGAAAATAAAGAAAATACCCTTGACTATATTCGTTCCGCAATACTTCGTAACGCACCTTCAGTTCCTACGAAGGTTATAAAAGCAGTTGGAGATAATTTTGAAGAAGTTACAGAAACAGACGAACTAGGTGTGTTCTTACCCTTTGTTAAGTTCGTAAAAGCATACGCATCTACAAGTTCTAAACAAAATTGGTTTTTAGAGTTAAAATCTCGTGACCAAACCATTACGATGGCAATGTCAATTAGAACTAATAAAGGTGGTAATGCAGGAGAAAGAAAGTTAGGGCAGTTCTTTAACCTTTCAGTTAAATACAATTCGTTGAGTACCAAGTAATGGAAAAATTTTCATCATTCATAACAGAAGAGAAGAATACTCACATGACTCATATCGAGGACAAGGTTCTCTATGGTGGTGTGAAGGGTACACGACAGGCAATTAATGCATTACGTGAACTTAGGGATATGCTTGCAGGTAAAAGTAATGCTAGTCTTTCAGTAAAGTGGGATGGTGCTCCTGCAATATTCTGCGGAGAAGACCCAAGTGATGGTAAGTTCTTTGTTGCAAAGAAAGGTATCTTCGCAAAGAACCCTAAGATATACAAAACGAGCGAAGAAATTAACAGAGATATGTCAGGCGACCTCGCAGATAAAATGGATATGGCATTAAAGTATCTACCTGCCCTTGGTATCAAAGGTGTGATACAAGGAGACTTCTTGTTTTCAAATAAAGATGTAAAGAAAGATACTATTGACGGACAGAAGTATACAACCTTTCATCCTAATACAATCATATATGCTATACCTTATGATCAAGCAAAAGAAGTCAGAAACGCTAAGATAGGTATCGTATGGCATACAACCTATAAAGGAAAAGACTTTTCATCTATGAAAGCATCATATGGGGTAAACGTAAAAGGTCTTAAAAAATCAAAGAACGTATGGTCAAAGGATGCTATGATAACAAGTGTTGGTAATGCAACTATGAACGAAAACGAGACAAAAGAAGTTTCGAGACTTTTATCAGAATGTGGTAAGTTGTTTAATAGTATTGCGGGTTCAACACTAAGAGAACTCGAAAAGAACCAAATCCTAGCACAACATATAGAACAGTATAACAATACATTTGTAAGAGAGGGTCAACTTATACCTAATAGTGCATCTCATGTGAACGGACTTATTAAATGGATAGATAATAAGTACAAGAAAGAAATGGATAAACGAAAAACAGATAAGGGTAAGAAAACCCAACAGGATAAACTAGATTTGATTATGACATTTTTCTCAGATAAAAACAAAAAATCGTTAATAAAAATGTTTGATTTACAAAAAAGTATTGTATTGGCGAAATTAAAACTTATAAATAAACTTAATAGCATTAGTAAAACAAGTGCGTTTGTTCAGACTAAGAAGGGGTTTAAAGTCCCGACAGGAGCAGAAGGGTTTGTTGCTATTGATAAACTTGGTAATGGTGCGGTCAAGTTAGTTGACCGAATGGAATTTTCGTATAATAACTTTAGTCCAGATATTCTTAAAGGATGGGACAAAGTTAAGTAATGGGTAAAAATGATTAAGAATTTTAAAGACTATCTCGTTGAAGAGACCAAAGAAGTATTCTTTACCTTTGGAAGAATGAATCCCCCTACCATTGGTCATGGTAAAGTATTAGATACGATTGCAAGTAAAGCAAGAGGTGCAGACTGGAAAGTCTACGTGTCTCACACTACAGGGAAAAAAGACCCATTAACATATTCAGATAAGATTAAACACCTACGCAAGATGTTCCCAAAGCATGGTCGTAACATTATAGTTGACAAGGGTGTCAAGAACGTATTCGATATTGCGAGAGTATTATATGACGCCGGATACAAACGCATCAACATGGTAGTTGGACAAGACCGACTACGAGAGTTTGATGTATTACTTAACAAATATAACGGCAAGAAAGCACGTCACGGGTTCTATAACTTTGAGTCAATCAAGGTTACTTCTGCAGGACAAAGAGACCCTGATGCCGAAGGTGTGGCAGGAATGTCTGCATCTAAACAACGTAAAAACGCAGTAGATAATAACTATCAAGCATTCACTTTGGGTGTTCCAAAGAATATGAATGATAAAGATACACGTAAACTCTTTAATGACGTAAGGTCAGGTTTAGGTCTTAAAGAGCAAACAACATTTAAAAATCACATCGACCTTGGTAAGAAAGATGATACTCGTGAGGCATATGTCAACGGGACTCTATTTGAACTGGGCGATACAGTAGCAATAAAAGAGAGCGATGAGGTAGGAACCGTAACCGTATTAGGTGCGAACTATGTTATCGTTGAATGTGGCGAAAGGAAGTTACGAAAATGGTTAGACGCAGTTCAGTTAGTTGAACGACAAGACCCTGATATAAAGGATAAGAAGGGAACCCAACCTGCCAAGTATTACGCAAAGGATGCTAAAGGTAAGGAGATGTCTAAGTCTACCAAATCGAAACGCGACGCCCACTTTAAGAAAGGTACGGCAATGGATGACGATAATCCAAATGCCTACAAACCTGCTCCAGGAGACAAATCAGCGAAGACGAAACCAAGTAAGTATACCAAAGACTATGAAAAGATGTTCGGAGAGAACGCAGGGGAAATAGGCACAGACAAACTAAAAAAGAAATACACAGACGACACACCACTAGAAGAACTTTTTGGAAGAAATGTAGACCTATCAGGTAATCCTTTCCTACGAAACTTTGATGGTATTGTCAACAAAGATGTTCATATAAAAGTTATTCGTAAGTGGGTAAGAGACACCAATAAAAAAGATTGGGAAACTCCTGTCATTTATAAGAATAAGAATAAAGTTGAGATAAAAACCAGTGACGCAGAAGCGGCAAGACGACATTTAATGAATCTTGCAAAAGGGTATCGCATGCAATTTAGAGAGTTAGAGAAGTTATTATTCAAAATGATTGATAATAAATCTTTACCAAGGGGTTATGACTATCGTAAAGGTAGAACATTTATGAAAGCGGATGTAACACACGATAGAAAAGACCTCGCAAAAAGAATAACCGAAGCACGAAGTAAAAGGTTGAAGAAATGACATCTAGTTTCAAAGAATTTATAACCGAAGCAGACAAAGCACTTACTAAAAAAAGTGAGAAGTCTGGAATATCTTATGGCGTTTTGAAGAAGGTTTATGATAGAGGAGTTGCCGCGTGGAGGACAGGACATCGTCCAGGAACCACTCCTCAACAATGGGGATATGCACGAGTAAATGCATTCATAGTCAAAAAGAAAAAAGGTGGTCTGAACCACGATAAGGATTTAGCGTAATGAAAAAGTTCAAACAAATAAAAGAGAAAGCAACTCCTGCAGAGAAAGCAGAACTTGCATTGAAACACGCTGAAGAAAAGGAAGAGTTAAATAAAAAACAAAGTTCAGAAAAAGAAACTCTGATGCAACAGGAAGATGCAAGTGATATGACCCCTAAACAAAAGATGAAGTTCGACCAACTTATGAAGAAGTTAGATGGTGGTAAGGAACATATGAAGTTCAAACGAACAGCAAAGACCCCTGTTCAGGGTGACGACATGTTCCACGGATATGTCAAAGACCTCGCAATGAAAGAACAGACAGAGATAGTAGAATATACAACTGTGTCTCCTAAGATGGCAAAAGTATTTGATAGTCTAAAAGTAGGTGATAAATTCGCATACAAAACTAAAAGATATTCTAGTGATGGTCATAAAGTCACAAAAAAGAAAATGCTTCGACACAACCAACTTGGTTGGGAACAAATTACTATCGGAAAAGGTGGTGTATATCTTTTAAAGAATGAAAAGACAAAAGAAGTGTTGATGAAATCAGGTAATATGCCAGTTACAATTATTGATTTGGTAAAAGAATCAATAAATGAAACAGTACAGATAGAGAACTGGCAAGGGTCAGGGTCTGACTACGACTTCTCACCTATACAATTATCAAGACTTAAGAAGGCATATTCAACTGTCAAACGTATTGACCCAACCTCTCAAAACTATAAAAAGTTGAAGAAAGCGATTAGTAAGTTACATGCTAATACGCTAGAAAAGATTGCACGAGAAAAAATTAGGTTTGTGTCTGTGATTGCTGCGGACGAGTACGCAAAAAAAAGCGGTAAACGATTACAAGCAAGAGACTATACGGAGTCAACTGACCTTGAAGAAAGTGTCAAGATATCTTTCCATAGTAAGGGTGCGAAAACTAAGTGGATGAAGAAACAAGCAGTTGCTTCAAAGGAAATCATAAACCAAACACCTACAAGTATTGAGTTACCTTCTAGATGGAAAGACCTTTCAAAGAAAAAAGACCACGACGAAATCTTCTCAGTTGTAATGGAAAATGATGAGTATGATAACGAAGGTGGAATGGCACTGAGTCAACTTAGAACTGCGAAGTCTGCGGTAGAAGATTTAATGTCATCTATAAAAGAGATGGACAATCTACCTGAGTGGGTTCAATCTAAGTTAACAAAAGCAGTTGACTATATGGATAGTGTCCGTGACTATATGGCAAGTGAAGAAAGTGAAGAACCTGTTAATGAAGCATCTGCCTATGCTGACGCAAGACGTGCGTTTAAGAGAGATGATAAAAGAGGTCTTGCTCCTCTTAAAAAAGATACCGATGATAGCGCAACTGATTCAGATAGAAAATCTGCAAATAAAAATATTATAATGCAGATGAGAAAGGCAGCAGACTTACCTAATGGAGCAGATGTAATATTCCCTTCTGGTAAGAAAAAGGTTGACCGAAGAACTGCTCAACAAGTATTAGTTAAGTTTAATTCTTTAAAGAAGTCTTTTGAAAAAGATAAGTTTCAGAAGTCTATAAGGTCTCTTTCTGACGTAAAGAAAATGATTGGTAGATAGTTGTTGAAGTTTACGGAACATACGAACTGTGGTACATCTGATTGTTGTAATCAATGTTCATCTTTGATTGAAGACAATTGGTATCGTGTAGGTTCCGAGAAGTACTATGAGTATTTCCGTGAGGCACGTAATAAATATTACGAAGGCAACCTAGAAGTAACAGGTAATGACCTTGAGATAATCGAGAGTAACCTTGGTGAGTTCGCAGAGTTCAACGGAGATAATGTTGCGTTAGATTGTATCTTTGAAGAGGAACAACCCGAACTGAACAAACCGAAACGCGGTGGAACAAAGAAGTATTACGTACATGTCAAAGACCCCACGACAGGTAATATTAAAAAGATTTCGTGGGGAGACACTACAGGATTAAAGGTGAAACTGAATAACCCTGCTGCACGTAAGTCCTTTGTTGCACGACACAAGTGTGATCAAAAGAACGATAAGATGACCGCAGGGTATTGGGCATGTAGACTACCTCGTTATGCGAAACAACTAGGATTGAGTGGAGGAGGAAACTTCTTTTGGTAAATCCTTATTGTGATAATAATAATATAAGAACTTTCTCTGAGGAAGTTGACGAACTTGATTTAATATGGCATCGTGATAGAGAAGACAGAAGGATTGTGGTTGAGTCTGGTAACGGATGGAAACTTCAAAAGGACAATCAACTTCCTATCGTGATGGAACAGAATAAAGAATACAATATAAAGGCGATGGAGTATCATCGTATAATAAAAGGGTGCGATGATTTAGTTATTCGTGTTTTTAAAGAGTAAAATAAGTATAAATAGAAGTAGAATATTTCTACATCAAATGGGAAACTGATAAATGGCAGACACACAAAAAGATAGGTTAGACCGTATAGAGTTTAAACTTGACCAGATGGCAGAAGTCATGGTCAGTCTCGCACGAGTTGAAGAGAAGTTACAGGCGAGCGAAGAAGTACGCACGAACGCTCTCACAAGAATGAATAGGTTCTCAGAGAAACTCGATGAAATAGAGAAAGTCTGTGATAGTAATCACGGAACAATAAAGGTTATAAATAAAGTAGTATGGTTGATAAGTGCCGCAGTGGTTGCGGGAATATTCAATCTGTTCTGGATGTAAATAGGGAGATACTAATGAAGACATCTGATATAAACAATCTTGGTAATGCGTATCGTTCTATATACGAAGCAAAGACCAAAGAAGAAGTTTCTGATAACAAGGAGTTTGTACCTCATATGATGTATGACCCTGAGACAGGAAAAGGTTACAAGGCAGAGAAACCTGAAGACCATGAACGTATGTCTAAGATGGGTTACACTCACGAAGAACCCGATTTGGTAAAAGAGAAAAAGTTACCACGTCAAATGCTTGACCCAAAGAAAGATGTTATGGTCGTCAAGAATAATAAAGTACTTGTGGTTGACAAGTCCAAAGAAAAAGAGTATCTCAAAAAAGGTTGGGGTCTTGCAGAACAGATAGATGAAGCAAAAGTTTTAGATAATATGAGTCAACTTCCATATCCTGATATAGAAAGACCACTAAAGTCTATGCAACAAGTTAAAAAAGATGCAGATTTGGGTCGTATGGAAATCACACATATTGTAAAAAACAAACAAGGCAATAAAGTTGTTGCGGCAGTTGTTTCAAACGGTAAAAAGAATTTCGTCTATGTGAACAACAAAGGAGTTGCACCACTTGCAGAACAGGCAGATGATGTTGATGAGAGAATGAAGTTCGGTAAGAGACTCAAGGTTGGCGATATAGTCTATACGGATGATGGTGGAAAATATATAAAAGGTGAAATAACAAAGATAATAGGAAAACATGACAGAGACTCTGGTACTTTCGAAGTAAAACTAAAAAGTGGTAAAGTAGTTAAAAGAAACTTAGACCAAATGGCGGCAGACGATGACATAATGGAAGCAGTATCCCCTGAACAACAAGCGGCAATCGCAATAAGTAAAAAAGAGAAAGAAGAAATGAAAAACGAAGGTAGTGTAAAAGACCTCGCAATGAAAATAGATAAAGTTGTTGCGAAGATGAGTAAAAACAGTAAACTTAAACCGTTTGCAAAGAAGTTTGCTTCAATGGCAATGAATACAATGGACATAGAAAAGTCTCTAGAGAAAGCACTACCTGATTCCGTTTCTGGCGCTGAAATGATTTCTATGTTAGAAAAGCAACTTGACCCTGTTGACGATAAGGCGAATGATAAGAAATTCAAAGACCGTAAGGACAAAGACATTGACAACGATGGTGATGTTGATAGTTCTGATGAGTACTTACACAATCGTCGTGCTAAAGTTGATGACGAAATTGATGGCGGTAAGAAACCTGCTAAAAAAGAAGAAGAAGAGAAAAAAGAAAAAGGAACTAAGTCTCCCAAAGTTTCTGAATTAGAGAAGATAGGTGAAGAGTTTATTGCAATGTTAGAAGCAGAACTTGTTGAGAAAGCAGAACCTGAAGCAATTGATGATAAAGAGTCACCAAAAAGTAAAGAGTTCATTGCGAAACACAAGAAGTCTGATAAGAAGATTGAAGACAAAGAAGAAGAAGCAGAAGAAGCAACACCAAAAGCAGGAAAAGCAACAAAAGAGAAATCTGGTAAACGTGCTATAGATAGTACTGTTGGGGATGCTAAGATTGTTAATCCTGTCAAAGAAGAATATGAAAACCCTCTTAAGGGTAAAGGTTATCCTGCACAGGAAAAAAATGAACCAGACGAAGTTCAGTCTCTTGTTCAAATGGCAAGAGCACACCTTTCGGGTCAAGAAAAAGACTTCAAGAAAAAGGAAGAAAAAAAGAAAAATCCATATGATGCTCGTTTCAAAGAAGCAAGGGCATTTATGACGAGAATGGATAAGAGGCGTGGTATAAATGCTCAAACCCCTGCACCTACTCCAAAACAACCTCAAGAGGAGAAATAGTCAATGATTAGACTTTTAGGAACTCAAGTAGCATGCGGCACTCTTACAGGTACTGCATCTTCTTTCGGTAACTCAAATGCAGTTAGACTATTCAATAGTGGAACTGCGGTTCACCTAGTTACCCTTGAAAAGGCAGATGGAACCGATATCGGTACTATCTCATTAAACGCGAAAGCAGAAATTATCTTACGCAAATCCCCTACTGACAAAATCTTTGCCGCGAATGCCGCAGTATTAGGTGTAGCAGTAGGATTTCATTATTAAATAAAGAGAGAAAATTATGAGTAAAATAAAACCACCCGCATGGTGTGAACATGCAATACCAACACAAAGAGGATGGGAAGACCCAAATTCTGGAGAAGTGTATAAATCAGGTGGGTTCAGTCAGTCACAAATAAATGAATTTTACGGAAAGACTGAAGCGCCACAAATGTTAACAGAAGCACCTGCTAATAATGTTGCATTAGAAAAGATGACAAAAGTTCAGTTAGAATCTTTGGGCAGACAACATGGTGTTGAACTTGACAGAAGAAAGAATAAGAAAAGTTTAGTGGCAACAATGAAGGGGTTATTAAACGAATAAGTAAAGGTATAACTTTTACTTGGATACATAATGCAACTGACTAAAGACAATATTATACTTTATGCTGCTAAGAACTATCATACTCCTAGAAGCATAGACAGTGAAGAATTCTTTTCAGACTTAAAGAGATTTAAGTATATTAAAAGACTTCTTATTCGATATAGGAATACAGGTGAGATATCTGAAAGATTGATATTGAATCACCTTATTGTTATATTCAATGTCTTTGGTTATGAAGCAGGTTTGAATATGTTAGAACTAAGAATAGAGAAGGAACACTGGGTAGCACTAAAACCATTTCTAATCTTTCTTAAGGCAATAAAAAACGATACATACACTAGTATTCCGATGGATAAAAGTGTTGTTGTGAAACTAAGAGAGATATAAAAATGGGTATAATGAAAAGTGCGGCAGACCTAGTCTATACAATCCGCTTTCTAAAAATGCTCGTAACTCCTTTCGAAAAGTTAGGTGCATTCAAAGCAGGTATCATCGACAAGGATGGTAAAAAACTTATTAAAAAAGGTTCTGATTGGTTTTATAAAGAAACAAATCGCAGAGCATATAAAGCACATTACACCTCATTCATAAGACTTGTAATCAATCTCAAAAAACTCATGGCAAAGGTTCCTGGAGGCAGGTCTATTATCGCAAGATATGGTGCTGCACTACTTCTTATCAAAGAAGATGGCAACTTGAGTGATAGACAAATCAACATGATACATGAAGAGACGGGTATTGATATTCTTGATTGTTTAGTTGAGACGACTCAATGGTATATGATAGAGGGAAAAGAACTTTCAAATGGCATTTATCGTTCTAAGTTTGATACCGTAATCACTACAGGTGAAGAGATTGTATCTAAAGGTGATAAGGTTCGTGTTGTTGAAGGGCACGCATTACCTATAGGCAGTGTATTGGGTATAGACATATACGAAGGTGTTCATATAAATTCAGGTCAGAAGATGTACTTTTCAACAGGGGAAATAGAGAAATGAAAACGTTTTGGGAACTAAAAGAAAGTATCATCGATATACCAAGGAAGACATATGCTCCTGCGGTATTTGATAAAGAGAATACACCTAACCCTGTAATCAAACCTTCAGTCATCTCTATGATTGAGAAACAACTTGCAGAGTTTGAGAAAGACTATCCTGTACTCAAATATACTCTCATTGGTTCTATACTCACAAAGAGATATAGAAAAGACGCTGACCTAGATATTAATATATTGTTTGATGTTCCTGCTGACAAAGCAGAGGACGAAAGACTCAGACTCTCAAAGAAGTATCTCTCTTCAAGCAATCCGGATAACATCCAAGGTAAACTTATACCCAATACAGAACACCCTGTCAACTATTATTTTCTTACTGACGAGAAAACTTATGATGATCAGAATGGTAAAGCAGATGCTGTGTTCGATATAAAAAATCAGAAGTTTGTGAAACGTCCAGAAGACTTTGTGTTTGATATGGATTTATATATTGATGACTTCAGAGATAAAGTCTATGCAATTGACATGGGCAAAGGCGAACTCGAAAGAGATTTAATTGACTACAAAGAGTTGATGGGTCTTGAACCTAACGAAGTAAAAGGTCTTGGTAAAAAGATTTCAAAGGTATTGAGTGATATATCAAGTGAGTTAAACGATTTGGCAGATATGTATGATGACATTGATGCAGAAAGACGTGCTGCGTTTGATAGTGACATGACACCACAACAAATTAAGACATTCAGTATTAAAAACAGACTTCCAAAGAACGTCGTATATAAAATGTTAGAGAAATATCATTACTTAACTTTCCTAAAGAAATGTAAGAAGATAATGGACGATGGAAGAGTAACAGACGACGAGATTAAAAGTTTACAAAAGGAAAATGCATTTATGAAAACATTCTTAGAGTTTAATGAGATGATGGGAACAGGTGCGGTAGTTAGCACAGGAGATGACTCTGAGACTGTACCCGTACATATGGACAAAATGAAGAAGAAAAGGAAAGAAGTCTTGAAGAGATTTATTCAAGCACAAGAAGATAGTAAACAAAAATGGAGTAGATAATGCTAAGTGGTATTTTAGGAACTGCTTTAGGTTTTGGAGGTTCTATTGTTCCGGCAATAACAGACCACCTAAAGACTAAGGCAAACAATAAATTCGAATTAAAGAAAATGGAAAAGATGGCAGAACTACGTGCTGCTGGATTTGACCATGAAATGAAAATGTTCGAGACGCAAGCAGCGGACAACGAACATAAGAGATTGATAGAACATGACATATCAATCAATCAGGGTGTAGGGATTATTGCTGGATTGCAAAAGTCTGTACGACCTGTTATAACGTATGCGTTCTTTGGGTTGTTCTGCGCAATCGAAGTTACGTTATTAATGGAGGCAGTCAATCAAGGTTCCTCTATCCAAGACTCACTCGGTATCCTATGGGATGATGATACAAAAGCAATCTTTGCTGCAATAATATCATTCTGGTTTGGTTCTCGTGCTATAGATAAAAGTCGCGGTAACAAAAAATAAATTAAAAAAAAGTTTGACTTTTGACCATTTTTATAGTATAATTGTGGTTCTATAAACTTGTAGATGTATAAGTACTTCTACACCCCTAAAAACGCTTGCACCTTGGAGATGAAATGACAGTGAAGATTGACCGCAAGAAAGATAAACTATTAGCGGATTATGCGGTAGGAATGTTAAAAGATTTCTACCTTAGAGGTAATGAAAAAAGTCCTCAAGAAGGATTTAAAAGAGCAAGTGAAGCGTGGAGTAAATACCGAGACGAGATAGATGACGAACTCGCACAACGTCTTTATGACTATGTGTCGCAGAAGTGGTTTATGTTTGCGTCTCCAGTATTATCTAATGCACCTAACGGAACTGGTAAGAGTAAAGGGATGCCTATCTCTTGTTTCCTTACCTATGTACCTGACACATTAGAAGGACTTATTGGTCACACTTCAGAACTTAGATGGTTATCCGTTTATGGTGGAGGAGTTGGTGGTCATTGGTCTGATGTAAGAACAGTATCTGATATTGCTCCTGGACCAATGCCGTTTCTTCATACCGTAGACGCAGATATGATTGCATACCGACAAGGTAAAACTCGTAAGGGTTCCTATGCAGCATATATGGATATTTCTCATCCGGATATACTTGAGTTTTTGAATATGCGTATTCCTACTGGAGACGTACAACGTAAGGCATTGAACCTACACAACGCAATTAATATCTCTGATGAGTTTATGACTGCGGTAGTAGAAGGTACAGACTTTGACCTACGAGACCCCAAGGATAACTCAGTAAAAGAAACTATTGATGCTCGTAAACTCTGGGAAAGAATACTGGAGACAAGATTTAGAACAGGGGAACCTTATCTAAACTTTATTGATACTGCCAACGCAACTCTACCACAACCCCTCAAGGATTTAGGTCTCAAGATAAATGGTTCGAACCTTTGTAATGAGATACATCTACCTACGAGTGCCGATAGAACTGCGGTGTGTTGTTTGAGTTCTCTCAATCTAGAGTATTATGATGAGTGGAAAGATACACCTATCATTCGTGACCTCGTAAGAATGCTTGATAATGTATTGGAATACTTTATAGAAAAAGCACCCGATACTATTACTCGTGCGAAGTATAGTGCTCAACGTGAGAGGTCTATTGGTCTTGGTGCGATGGGTTTCCATTCCTTGTTACAAAAACACGGAGTTGCGTGGGAGAGTGAAGCGGCAAGAGATATCAATACGACTGTGTTCGAACATATCAATAGAGAAGCACACGCAGAAACAGAGTTGCTTGCAGAAGAACGCGGTGAGTATCCTGATGGTATCGGTAGTGGTAAGAGAAACTCTCACTTACTTGCGATTGCCCCTAATGCGTCCTCTGGTATTATTCTCAGTACAAGTCCTTCTATAGAACCTCTAAAGGCAAACGCATATACGCATCGTACAAGGGCAGGTTCCTTTCTCGTAAAGAACAAGTATCTTACACAACTCCTTGATGAGAAGGGTGAGAATAACGATTCAAACTGGACTTCTATTATTACAAACAAGGGTTCAGTACAACATCTACCTTTCTTTACGGAAGGAGAGAAGTCAGTATTCAAGACCGCACAAGAGTTAGACCAAATGTGGGTAGTAAAACATGCCGCAGAAAGACAAGAGTTTATATGTCAAGGTCAATCGGTCAATCTATTTTTCCCATCAGGGGCAGACAAGTCTTATGTAAATAAGGTTCATCTATCCGCGTGGAAGAAAGGTCTGAAAGGATTATACTATCTACGAACAGAAGCAAAACAACGTGCTGAGAATGTATCGGAGAAAGTAGAAAGAGTTGCCCTTGAGGGTGATAAAAGAAATGTAGTCTATGGTAAGAGAAACTGCCCATATTGTCAACTCGCAAAGGAGGAGATGAAGTTGCGTGGTATACCTTATGACTATGTTGATTTACAAGAGGTAGGTAAGACTGCCAGAGAAGTAACAGGTCGTGATGTCAAAACTGTACCACAGATATATATCCAAGGGGACTATATCGGTGGGTATGATGACTTTATGATTTGGTTAGAGAAACCCTTTGAGAGTGACGACGGAGAATGTCGTGCTTG